TTGTAGTCTTTTCTATATTGTTGTATAATTTGTATAAAATTATTAGTTGTCTTTTGTCAAAGAATAATAAAGTGCAGAATATAAAACAAAATAGTAAGGGCGAAAAAAGAGGAGGTAAACGTCAAGTAATTAGACAAACTAAGATTAGACGGTTAAGAAACGAAGTAGTTCAAAATTATGATTTTCCATTAAATGTACAATTTGTGGAAGATGACGATTTGAACCTCGAAGAATCTTTACCAACTATTCATGGAGGGTTAAATGTTCTTGATGAACCAAACACGCCTTTTGATTCAGATTTGATAGCAAATGAATTGCTAGATAATTTAGATCATGAGGATTCAATACAGTTGTTAGCTTTTAGAACTGAATTTGGAGTATATACATATTGTGGGACTATTAGGATTGATGAATTTACAATCAATCTTAATCATTCCACACAAGTGTATGACTCTAAAGTCTGTTATTTACGTAAAGGTTATATTTATGAAGATAATGGCAAAAAGCAAATCTGTATTGAATATAAAGCACAATATGTAACAACTCGTTGTGACTTTATACAAGATTTTAAGAAATATATGAATCATCTAAGTAACTATAAGTTTTATGGTTATGAAGCTGATGTATGTGTTTCTTATCATCCAAATACCGACGAATATCACTGTGTAATAATGTTTGTTTGTCTGTCCGCAAATATTCAGGGCAAACCGACCTATTATACGGCTAAGCAAGTCGCTGGTATAAGATCTGATTATGAAGCTATTGTTGGTATTAAACATAAGCCTACTTCAGACCCAAGTGGTGTAATATTATCTGAAATAAGACAAAATTTTAATTCTAGTAATACTACAACACTAAAGAGTATGGTTACTAAACACCAAGTGTTAATTACTTTACTCCCGCTAGATCAATTTGATACTTCCATTTCTGGAAGTACTATATATGGTCTAGGTCATGAAAACTACATAGTCACAAATGCACATGCTTTTCGTAAGTATGAGTATGCTCGATGGTGGAAATTGAGAGATATTAATGATAAATTCCGTACTTATGGAATTATTCACTGTATTTTTAAAGATAACACTAGAGATGTAGCTATATGTGAGATTATGACATATGCTCAATGTAAAGCAGCTGGTTTTAAAACTATAAATTACATGAGCAAAGAACAAGTACATTTCCCTAGTTTAAGACCTCATTTATTGAGTGAAGATTCCTGGAAAATGGCTTGTATCGATGCACAAGGAATAGCATATTTACCTAAACAAGAAATATACTCTCCATGTGAAATTAGTATCCCCGGTTTATGTCAATATACTATCACGAATGATAATAACCATATAATCGAGGATCATAATTACTTGCAAATTAGTGATTTGAACTGCACTAATCATCTGGTACAACCAGGTGATTGTGGAGGACCAATTATACTTGCAAGAGGGAAATATACTAATAAGTTAGTAGGTTTCCACGCTGCCAATAATCACGAAAAATCATTGGCTAGCATTTTATATCAAGAAGATTTAAATATTTGTACTCATATTCGTCAGAATATGGCTATAGATACAGATCCGTGGGCACGTATGATTGTACAAGGTGAACCGACTGATCTACCGCAAGGTGGAGAATGTGAGTTTATCGGAAAAATGTATATAAATACATTACCCGCAGCAAATAAATCTCTTGAACATTGGCATAAAACACCGTTTGCCGATGAATTTGAAGAACAATTAATACCGGGACCGTTAGATCCTAACGATCCTCGGATAGAGATTGATCTTCCTACTAACTTAAATGGTAACAAAACATTATTATTAACATCAAATAGTGTTATGTGTAAACCATTACCTTCTCTAGATCAGGTCTTACTTGATATTATAGAAGAGAAGTTAGTTCAAGAACATGTAAATGTTCTACGTCCAACTCTTGATAGAGTACCAGACGATATACTTTCAATGTTAGAAATAGCACTGAATGGTAAATCTGAATGGGATTTTGTTAAGGGAATGGATGTTAATAAAGCAGCTGGTATTCCCTGGAGTTTTACTGGTAATACATTAAAATCTGATTTTATAGATTTAGATGTAACTACTGGTTATAGAAGTTTCAACGGACAAAATACCGGAGAAGGCTTAAAAACTCGATTAGAGTTTAAGTTAAAAGCAGCCCAGAATGGTGACAGACTTTATAGTTTTAGTAACAGCAAATTAAAAGATGCTGTTATTACTAAAAAGAAAGTTGCTGCTGGATTAACGCGTATTTTTACGTGTGTACCAGTTGATTCTGTGCTGTTTGACGCAGCGTTATATGCTCCTTATAAAGAGGCGTATACAAAAGCCGGTTTTAATTTGCATCATGCAATAGGAACTGACCCTCATTCCATTACATGGAAGATGATGTATAGTAAAATGAATGTTCATCGTGCC